TCTTGAACGCCTACAAAATCTTGAAGGTCTGCAAAGGGATTACAGGGACGTACAAATTCCGTCAAATGCAGTTGTGTACGCAGACCCCCCCTATAAACGAACGAACTGCACGGGGTATAAATGCAATTTTGACCATGAATCGTTTGAAAAGTGGCTTGCCAAAACTCCGTTTATGGTTGTTATCAGCGAGTATGAAGCGCCAAGTGGGTGCGTAGAGGTTGCAAGCATAAAGAAGCAATCCACTATGGGTACTGGCAATAAAGGCGGGTCTGATATTGAAAAGCTGTTTGTGCAAGAACGGTTTGTTGAACAGTACGAAAATTCATTTAACGTGAGAGGTGGTGGCGGTGAGTGCGAAGCGGCTGACAGACAGACAAAAAAAGAAGATCGTTGCTGACTATGTGCAGCTGCAGAGCTACGCCAGAGCCGCCAAACTGAACGACGTGGCAGAAAGCACCGTGCGGAAAATCGTGAAAGATAATCCCAAGTGTGCGGATTTGTGCGCCTTAAAAAAAGAACAGAACACGCAGGACATGCTTTCCTACTTAGGCAGCAAGCGCGGGGAAGCACAGGATCTTCTCGGGCTGTACCTTCAGGCGATGGCAGACCCTGACAAGATCGCAGAGGCAACGCTGCCGCAGCTGTCAACGGCGTTTGGAACCATCGTGGACAAGTTTGCTATGCTGGGAGACCAGAGCGACATAGAAGCCCCGGACGATGGCCTGCTTGAGGCTCTGAGTGCTGCCGCAGACATCAGCCCGCCGGACGACGTGGAAATGCTGCCAGAGGAAGAGGACGACAATGCGGAAAAGTAACGGTTTTCGCTGGAAAGCCCTCAGCCAGCGGCAAAAGCAGGTCTTGAGCTGGTGGACACCGCAGAGCGCATACAGCGGTTACAACGGCATCATTGCCGATGGCGCTATCCGCTCGGGCAAGACCTTTGCCATGAGCTTTTCTTTTGTCCAGTGGGCTATGACCTGCTTCAGCGGCCAGCAGTTTGCCATGTGCGGAAAGACCATCGCCAGCTTCCGGCGCAACGTGCTGGGCACACTCAAGCAGCAGCTTGCAGCCCGTGGCTACAACGTCAAGGAGCATCGGGCAGAAAACTGCATGACCGTCAGCAAGGGCGGCAGAACCAACGAGTTTTACTTTTTCGGCGGCAAGGACGAGAGCAGCCAAGACCTGATTCAGGGCATCACACTTGCCGGGGCATTCTTCGACGAGGTGGCCCTGATGCCGCAGAGCTTCGTCAATCAGGCCACAGCCCGTTGCTCTGTCACCGGGTCAAAGTTCTGGTTCAACTGCAACCCGGGCAGCCCGCAGCATTGGTTTTATCTCGAGTGGGTGCGGAAATGTCGTTCCCGCAAGATGATGTATCTCCATTTTACGATGGACGACAACCTGTCGCTTTCCGAGGACATCAAGGCCAGATACCGCAGCCAGTACAGCGGCGTTTTCTATCAGCGCTACATTCTGGGACTATGGACGGTGGCTGAGGGCCTTGTATATGACATGTTTGACCGCAAGAAGCACGTCATTGACGTACTGCCGGAGCTTTCGCCAAAGAGCGCCTATGTGGCGTGCGACTTTGGCACCCAGAACGCAACGGTTTTTTTGCTGTTCCAGAAGCAGGCGGATGCAGACTGCTGGATCGTCACCCGGGAGTACTACTACAGCGGCCGCGAACAGAAGCGGCAAAAGACCGTGGGCGAGTACGTCACGGACCTCAAGGCGTGGCTGAACGGGATCAAGCCGGAAAGGGTCATCGTTGACCCCTCTGCCCTGCCCCTGATTACAGAGCTGCGCAAGAACGGCTTTACCCAGACCCCCGCAAATAACGACGTCCTGAGCGGCATTCTGGACGTGCAGACCATGCTGCAGACCGGGCGTCTGAAGATCTACAAAGACTGCAAGCACACGCTGGAAGAGTTCGGCGTGTACGCTTGGGATCCAGACAAAGACGACACCGTGCTGAAGGTCAACGACCACTGCATGGACGCTATCCGCTATTTCGTGCGCACAAAGCGCCTTGTAAAACTGAGGAATTGATTTTGAGCACTGTATATACATTCCAGACCTTTCAGCAGGCGCAATTCGCCGGGGAACAGCCTGATTTTATCCGGCGCTTCGTGCAGCAGCACTGCGCTTCCGGACCGTACAAGATGGCGCTGGACGCCGACCTGTACGATGCCCAGAAAAACCCGGGAGCTGAACGCTTCGCACAGACTTACGCTTTGATGCTGAAACGCCTGTCCAAAAACACCAAGCCGGACACCCCACACCCGGATATGGTTAAGAGCAATCTTTTCCGGCGGCTCAACAAACAGCGGGCAACCTACTCCCTCGGAAACGGCGTAGTCTTTGCGGACGATGGCGTGGACAAGGAAAGGCTGGGGCAGAACTTCGATGAGCAGATCCAGAAGGCCGGATATTTCGCCCTGATCCACGGTGAGAGCTTCGGATTCTGGAACAACGACCATCTGGTGGTTTTCAAGCTGACCGAGTTTGCTCCCCTGCACGATGAAAAGACAGGCCTTTTGCAGGCGGGTGTGCGCTTCTGGCGACTGAACCCTGACACAGATATGCACTATATCCTGTATGAGCTGGACGGCTTCACCGAGTACACGGAAAGCCGAATCGGCAACGTGATGCAGGAGACAACGCCGAAGCAGGCATACAAGAGCGTGATCACCACCACACCCGGCGGCGGGCTGGAAAGCGTAGAGGACGAAAACTACAGCGCTCTTCCCATTGTGCCGCTGTGGGGCTCAGACCTGCACCAGAGCACCCTTGTGGGGCTGAAAGCCTACATTGACAACACCGATCTGGTGATGTCTGGCTTCTGCAATGACCTGCAGGACTGCGCGCAGATTTACTGGCTGTGCGAGAACTTCAACGGCATGACCGATGATGAACTCGTGGAGTACCTCACCAAGCTGAATCTGTACCACATTGCAGGTGCAGACACCAGCGAGGGCGGCAAGATCACTCCATACACCACCGAGATTCCTGTGACGGCACGGCAGACTCTTTTGGAGCTGCTCCACACCCGGGTGTATGAGGACTTCGGCGGTCTGGATGTGCACTGTGTCAGCGCGGACAGCACCAACGACCATCTGGATGCAGCCTATGAGCCGCTGAACCAGAATGCAGACGACTTCGAGGCTCAGGTCAAGCCGTTCATCCGGCAGATCTGCGCACTGGCTGGCTTTGACAACGCTATGCCGACATTCAACCGCAGCAAGATCACCAACACAGCTGAGCAGGTCGAAACGGTGATTTCTGAGGCGCCGATCATCGGGCAGGACATGGCAATTGACCTGCTGCCCAACCTGACCCCGGAGCAAAAGAAAAAGGCCAAGGCTGCGCTGATGGCAGAGAGCGCAACGCGGGAGACCGTGGTCTAGGAGGACGAAGATGAACCTTCAGGAATTTGATAATTTAGCAAAATCTGGCAGAGTGAAAGCAACGATTAGCGTTTCGGTTTTTAAGATTCCGCGATATGTCGATAAGGTGTGTGGCCTTTCTTCTGGCTTTATCCGATTTCGATTTAAGGGAGACAAATTTGATACGATGTGTGGGCTCGGTGGCGTTAGATTTATGATCGAAGAAAATGAAACAGACCGACCGTGACCGCATCTCCACCCGGCAGCTGAACAGGCTGCGCCGCCGCATTTTGCGGGTCTACGGCACCGCCCGCCAGGAAATGACCGAGCAGCTGACTGAGTTTCTGGAGCATTACCAGAAGCTGGACGCCTACAAGCGGGAGCAGCTGGAAGCCGGGAAGATCACCGAGAGCGACTACCGCACATGGCTGCGCAATCAGGTGTTTCAGTCCGAGATGATGCACCAGAAGCTGGACAACATCACCCAGACGTGCACCACAGCCCAGCAGACGGCATACAAGCTGGCGCGAGATGAACAGTACGATATCTTTGCCCTTGGCGCAAACTGGGCGTTCTACGAGCTGGAACAGGCCGCAGGCGTGACGTTCAATCTGACCTTGTACAACACCGAAGCGGTCAAGCGGCTGCTGCTGGAAAACCCCAAGTTGGTGCCAAACAAGCGCATCAAGAGCGAGAGCAACAAGACCTACGACGCCCG